AAAAAAAGATAATATGAAACCATTGTTATCACTTATATTCATCATCTTGAGATTTAATTTCAATGTCAATAAATATATATTAATGCACATCGTAGTATATTTGTATCTTGTTTCAGTGATTTCCGAACAATATAAAACAAATATGTAATATAAATAAAATATATAATAAATACATTGTCAAATTGATGTAAAGAATTATAAATCTCTCAATGATTTAGATTTATTTCGAAAAAACAATAAAACTATCACAGACAGTTCAATACAATCTGTAAAATCGATGCAATATGTACAATCATTGAGATCATTAATATGATATATGAAATCGAAAGGAGATAAAAAAAATATCTTTTGAATTTTTTCCGGTCATCGGATTTGTATTGCGATAATAACCAAATCAAATTATTAAGTGAAATCAAAGATACTGATAAATACGAACATATTCGAAATAAACTTTTTATAATTTATAACAAGACAGATAACGAGAAGTATAATAGTGTTTTATCGAAAATAAAAGATCTTATCAAATGTTCATAAACCAAGAAAACATCACTCTTTCTCATGAGTCTAGGAACCGGTAGGGGGGGAGAGAGGGGTCAAAAATAGTAAAAATGGTGCGGTTCGATAGCATTTAAAGACATTAATTTATTATCATTATATATAATAAGATAGTAAAAAGAAGTAAATGTCTATATTTACTTGTAAGTACTGTACTTACTTTTCAGACAGAAAATACAATTTACAAAAGCATATTGATAGAAAGCATCGTGAAGAACTTGAAAATCCCGAATGTTCGAAAAATGTACAAAATGTTATCCCAAAAGTACAAAATGTTATCCCAAAAGTACAAAATGTTATCCCAAATGTACAAAATGTTATCCCAAATGTACAAAATGTTATCCCAAATGTACAAAATGTTATCCCTGAAGAATATATTTGTAAAACTTGTAATAAGTTTTATAAAACGAAAAGACATTTACATAACCATGAAAAATCTTGCAATAAAGTCGATAGTCTTACTTGTCCTAAATGCATGATATCTTTTACAAACAGACACAATAAAAATAGGCATATAAAATCAAACAAATGTAAAGCAAGGAGTATCATCCATGCCAGACCTCCAAACATTCAAAATATAACAAATAATAATATTCAAAATGCAGAAACAATCAATAATATTCAAAACATTCAAAACAATGAAAATAATATTATTATAAATAACTTTGGATCTGAAAGAATAGATCATATTTCTCATGAAGATATTGTTAGAATACTTTCAAAAGGAATCAATACCATTCCATTGTATATTAAAAAGAAGCATTTTGATGAAGATTTTCCAGAAAACCATAATATTAAGTATACAAATGATAACAAGTGTAAAGTTTTAGAAGAGAACTCTTGGAGGGAAAAAGATATAGGATTGCTTTCTAATAATTTAGTGAAAGATAATACTGAAGTTCTTCTCATGTATTGTGATGAAAATGAGATTAAATTATTAAATGAAATTAAAAATGTAGAAAAATATGATCATATACGGAATAAACTTTTTATAATTTACAATAAAACAGATAACGAGAAGTATAATAGTGTTTTAAAACAAATTACAGATTTGATCAAATGTTCACAAATAAACAAATAAAATACACTATTATGTAGTTTATTTATATAAAAAATATATTAAACCACGTATTTATAATCTAAATTGGAAAACTGGAAAAAACAGGTTATTTTCTATAAGTCTAGGAAGCGAATGGGGTAGAGAGAGGGGGGCGAAAATGAGTAAAATGGTAACAATTAAGAGCAAATATGAGTAAAAATATTATATTGTTGTAATAGAATAGTGAGCAAATATATAAATATAAATGTATAAGTGTTGTTTGTGTAATTATTTTTCAGATAGAAAATATAATTACACAAGACATTTCAATAATGTACATATTACAAAAAGTCGAAAAAACGAAGTTTATGAAAAAGTACAAAATGTACCTCCAAAAATACAAAATGTACCTCCAAAAATACAAAATGTACCTCCAAAAATACAAAATGTACCTTTTGAAGAAAATAATCAATGTTACAAGTGTAAAAAGAAATATAGAACTAAAAGACATTTAATAAATCATATTTCAAAATGCAAAGGTGTAGATGAATTGACATGTCCAAAATGTATGATATCATTCACAACACGTCAACACAAATATAATCATCTAAGAAGAAATAATTGCAAAGCCAGAAGTATTGTTCATGCAAGAACTTCAAGTTTTAATAATATACAAAATATAACAAATAACATAGATAATTCTACAAACAAAACAATAAACAATAACATAGTTATAAACAATCTTGGATCAGAAAGAATAGATCATATATCAAATGATGAAATTTTAAAGTTTCTAACATCAGGAATCAATACAATTCCTTTATATATCAAAAAAAAACATTTTGATGAAAATTTTCCAGAAAACAACAATATTATTTACACAAATGAGAACAAATGTAAAGTAATGGAAGATAATATATGGATTGAAAGAGATTTGGGAAATTTATCTAATACTTTAATTAAAGATAATACCGAAGTATTATTACTTTATTATGATACTAATAAGGAAGAAATTGGAGAATCAATAAACAATATTGATATACTTCAAAATCTGAAAGATAAGCTCATCGTTATATACAATAAACAAGATGGTGAAAAATATAATCATGTATTAACAAGAATTAAAGACCTCATTAAAAACTTTAAGAAGTAGTTTGTATAACATTACCATGTATAACCCCTGATGTATTACTTTCTTTAAAATGATGCATACCAAGGAGGAAATTATTTTGAGTTCCATCATACGTTACTGTTTGTTCTGCATATATGAAACTCCCTGAATGTATTTTCGTTCCTATGATAAACTTAACTAAATACTGTGTGCCAATATCTTCTACAGTAACTCCTGTGAAAGATGAATTTATTGCATTACCATTGTCATTACTATTATCATTATTTAAGTACACATTAGTAATATCATTTAAAACAAATGGATTGATTATAGATTTATTAAATTTAAATTGGATTGTCTTACCTTGATCAATATCTGTTTTATTATTAATCAAAAAAGTTATTTTTATACTGTTGCCACCAGTCATAAGTGTAATGAAATATTGAATTACAATAACATTTTGTATATCTGTGATATTGTTTTGAAGTTCTGCATAACGGGTATCAAGTGTTGCAATGGATGCAGTATAATCAGTATTATCATTTGCACTTTGTAATACAGTATCAATACCAGATGCAGTTAGGAAATCTCCAGAACTTCCTTTATACATTTTTGCATTTTTAATATGAACTTCATCATCTTTAATATAAAAAGGTGAATTATTTTGATTGTCTCCGCCCAGGTAAATTGATTTATTCGCTAAATCAAAAGAAGCGAGAGGAAATTTATCATTGTCATTTATCGAAATATTGTTTACTTTACTATTTGGTGTAATGTGAAATCCATTTCTATTGACGTTCATATCTACACAACTATCAGTATCATTGCAGATCTTCATGTTTTTATCATTTATCAATTCGGTAGAAGTTTTGATACTCATACCACCAATAGAATTAACTTGGGAAATAAGTTCAAGATTCGGAATAATTCCATCAAAAGCATGATTAAACATTTTTTGATTGGTAATAACATTGTTATTTTCATCATTAAAACTAAAGAATTTTCTTAGAGAACTATCATAGTTATGAACCTTATTATCAACAGTTTCAATATTACTCGAATGCATGTCAACATTATATATTACTTTTTCAAACTCTTTATTTATTTGTGAAGATGCTGATTTAATTGATGTATCTACATTCTTTTTATACTGCATATAATCGTATATGAGATATGTCACAATAATAACAACTATTACAAAAAATATTAAAAATATTATTGGTAAAATAATATCCATTATATTTTGTATATGTATCTAATCATAATGACTAAAAAAAATATCATATTTTTAAATTATAAATATATTTATGTTAGGTTAATTACTTTTATTTCTGATCCGCTATCTGATTCAGCAGATCCACCATCTAATTCAACCGATCCATTATCTGATTCAACAGATACATTATCTGATTCAGCCGATCCACCATCTGACACACGATCTAATCCAGTCGACCCATCATCCGACCCATCATCCGATTCGTCATCTGATCCACCATCCAATCCACTATCTGATCCATCATCCGATCCATCAACTGATACACTATTTGATCCATGATCAACTGATCCATTTACCGATCCACCATCTGATCCATTATCTGATTCAACCGACCCATCATCTGATCCACCTCCAATTAAAAATTCAGGATCTTCCTCTGGAATAATTTCATTTATCTCTTGGATATCACCATATTTATCAAATATATCATCTTCTATACAATTATCGACACCTTTTTCATATGGTAAATCAATATTCTCAGTGTTCATTTTCATTGATACTCCCATACTTTCAAGTTCTTGTGAGAATAATTTAAAAGAATAAGGTGTTTTAATAACCACAATATCATCGTCATTACATAATTTACACTTAATAATTCTATTTTTACGAGAAGGATTAAATATACATTGAACACCACATTTTTTACATATAGCCCAATTATACAAATCAGATCTTTCCATCATACTTTCTTTGATAAACAGAGACGTTCCATGACTTAAAATACTATCTCTTTCCATTTCGCCAATTCTTAAACCTCCTCCTTTTCTTCTACCAGAAGTCGGTTGTCTTGTTAACATTACTTTAGGTAACTCATTTTTATCTCTATCAAGTCCTCTTGAATTTATTTTATCGTCAACCATATGTTTTAATCTGAAATAAAAAGTCGGTCCAATAAATATTTCAGTATGAATTTGTTGTCCATTAAAACCATTATAAAGAATTTCATTACCATGACTATTGAATCCATAGTTTTCAAGTTTTTGATATATTTTGTTTTCATCGAAATTGATAAAAACAGATCCATCGCCAACGGATCCATTCAAACAACATAATTTTGAAAAAACACATTCTACTAAATGACCAATTGTCATTCTTGATGGAATAGCATGTGGATTAATAATAATATCAGGACGGACACCGTCTTTAGTAAAAGGCATATTTTCTTCAGAAATTATCATACCGACAACGCCTTTTTGACCGTGTCTTGAAGCATGTTTGTCACCAAATTCGGGTTTTCTTATTTTCATAAATCTCACTTTACAAATCGACGAATTGTTACCAATTGATTTTTCAGAATAATAAACTTTATTTACAATACCATATAAAGTATTATCAGTAGTGATTGAAACATCAGTATAGACATATTCTTTTTCATATTCGAGGAAAACACCTTTCTTAACTTGTTTATATATTTCTTTTACATTTACCATACCGACAACGACAACTTTTTGTCCTTTTGGAACATACGTTTGTTCTTTTATGAAACCATTATCATCAAGTAGACTATAATTTGCATGTTTGATACCCTTAACATTAAAACCTTTATTTTTGTATTCAATTGGATTTGCAAAGATAATCTTTTCATTTGGAGAAATTTCTTTAGCAGTAGCGGTAACTGATTTGTAATAAGAAAGGTTGAACAATCCTCTTTCAACACTATTTCTATTTATCATAATACTATCTTCTTGATTATACCCAGTGTATGTCATAATAGCAACAATTACATTATAACCATTCGGAATATCATCACTGCAAGTATATTGAGAAAGTTGTGTACTAATAATAGGTTTTTGTGGATAATGTAGGACATACGACATAGTATCGAATCTATTATTAAAATTCGTCGCATATGTTCCAATAGCTTGTTTGCTTTGAGCAGCATGAAAAACATTTCTTGCAGATTGATTGTGATTAGATAAAGGAATATTTGCACTAACAACACTTAACATAGTAGAAGGATGTATTTCAATATGTGTATGAAATTGTGTAATATCATTCTGATTCATAGCTATATAACATGTATCAGATTCTTCTACATCCAAAAATTCAATTATTGCAGAGTTATTATCAAGTTTCTCAAATATTTCAGTATCTGTTAATCCCTTGAAAATAGTTCTGGGATTTATATAATGATCCTTATAATATATTTCATCCGATTTTTCTTCATTGGTTAATTTCAAAGTACTACCAGTAATAAGATCAAACCAATTTGAAACATTTTTAATAGATTTACCAGCTATTAAAAGTGGTCGTGAAGGTCTACCAGCTTCGGTAAGTATTCTTATTTCATTTTCTTTAATATTCCACGAAATAGATGTTAAAATATTTATAAGATTATTACGACGATATACCTTTAAAGTTTTACATAAAATATGTGGGGTTCTTGTTATAGCATATAAGGAACCATTAATAAAAATCTTACCCAAGTTCTTATCATAAGGACTCATATAATCTTCTATTGGTATCACATCTAAATCAAGTAAACATTGTTTGATATTTTCAATACCAGTTCCTGCAGCAATCTTTGTCAAAAATGCCAAATTTTTCAAATAACCAACGGATGCACCATCTGGTGTTTCAAATGGACACATAATACCATATTGATTGCAATGTAATTTATGAGGACTGGTTATTTTAATACTTCTATCAAGAGGCATATTTACACGACGAAGATGTGATAAAAATCCAATATAACTAATTCTTGATAAATCCTGGACTTTTCCTAATTCAGGATCTTCACTATTTGCAATACCCCACATTCCTTTGAGAGATTTAGTGAATGTTTCGGCGATTAATAAATGTGGTATTATTTTGTATATATTTTGTTCTGTTATAAAATCATTATAATCTTGTTTTTGATTCCAACTTCCATAATAATACATACTATCCATTTTATCTCTGATAAATTTACTCAATTTTGCATATGATTCGTGAAATAATTCAGCTAAAAGATAACCACTTATATCAACCCTTTTATAAACATAACTATCCCTGTCACTTGGTGGTGAAATATCCTTCACAGTATTAAAAATTTGTTTGACCAAATACCCTAAATATTTCCCTTTATTTTTAAAGTTAGGTATATTTGGAAATACATCCATTGTTAAAATATATTTAACTTGATCAATCGATTGATATTTAACTAACATTTTCAAATATTCAATAGCTTTATCTTGTGTATAAATGTCGTCATTATTAGCAATTGATGGTCTAATAAAACTTTGAAAGAAAAGTGTTTCAACCTCGCTATTATCTATTCCAAATATAGTTTCATATATATCCTTGTCACTTTCTATTCCCAAAGCTCTGAAAAACAAGACAAGTGGAATATTCGCATTAATTGAAGGAAGACTAACTACTATACTTCCCATTGATTTCATATTTGTTTCCATATCTTGATTGTTTTTGACTACCATAAATTGTATTGTTTTAGGAGACAGCATATTTTCACCAGACTCTGCAGTACATCTTATAATTGCCTTATGACTATATTTATCATCATCTTTCAAAACACTTATGAATAGTCTATTAGTTGTAATTCGTTCTTGTGATATGATTACTTTTTCCTTTCCATCTATGATAAAATATCCACCAGTGTCATAAATACATTCACCTAATTTTCTTAAAACATCAGAACCTTGACTATTTAACATACATATGTCACTATGAAGCATAATAGGAATACTTCCAAATGCAACACGTTTGAATGTTTTTGTAATTATATTATTATCAACATCTGTTATTTCTACAAGAATATTAGCATACATATTACTTTCATATGTTAAATTTTTCAATCTTGTATCATTTGGTGTTATTAATTTAGCATCACCGTCTTCATATGTTATAGGTCTATCTATAAAAATTTCAGTACCATGTTTACCACCAATATACACATCAGTTTTCATTCTGATATTATTTAAATCATCATATTTGATCATAGTAATCGGATTGTATGATTTGATAATTTCAGGAATATATGTTTTAATAAGTTTACGAAAACTATCTATATGATGTCCTGTAAATGGATATTTGTGATCTTTAAAATAAATATCTAATACATCAAATGAATTCATATACACTCTACAATTATCAATATAAAAAATTAATGTATTTATAAATTAAGGATAACGTTTTCAATATGATCAATGATATATATGACTATATTGATAAATGTAACTTTAATTTAACACATTATGATGTGTCTTTAATTGTACATAAAGTTTTTAAAGAAAAATATAAATATATTGGAGATAAACAATGGCAATACTATGATAACAATGTAGATGAATGGATAAATGATAAAAAAAATGAAAAAATGAAATTGGATATTAAAACAATAATTTCTGATTTATTCTTAACAAGATCTATGTTTTGGTATTCGGAATCTCAAAAATGTGATAATATAAATGAAGAAATTCATGCTAAACTAATGTCTGAAAAAATGGTAAATGCCAGTTACAAATTGAAAAATAACAATTTTATATTAGTTGTTATTAGAGAAGCTCAATCTTTTTTTGATTATCAAAATGATTAAAGTAAAAGAATTAACAAAATTGTTCAATAGTGTAAATACAAATAACATAAAAACATTTAAAACGAAAAAATCTATTCCACAAAATATTTCACAAACTATTATTTATTCAAAAATTTCTTGGGAAAAATTACATGATTTTGTTCATATTTGTAACCATTATCTTCTCTTACAATTAGAAAATATTTCATTGCATATTTATTATCATAATCAAATAAATATTCCATATTCAAAACTATTGTTTTCTATCAAAAGTGGTATAGCTATCAAAAAATATTTTAATATGAAGGATCATACAAACATTTATTTTGTATTATACCCTGAAAAACGATATTTACCTCATGAAGATAATTTTGTAAATCCTCAACATATCAATAGTGGTTTTACTAACCTTCATCATTCTAGTATATTCATTATTCGTGAAGAAGAGTTTTCAAAAGTTATCTTACATGAAATTTTACATCACTGTAATACAATTCATACCGAAGACTATTCCTCAAAAAATATTCAAAAATTAAAGTCGGTATTTAATATATCAGCAAAAACGGTTCTTATACCAAATGAAGCTGTTGTTGAATTCTATGCCACTTTATTTCATTCAATGTTTTTGTCAATTGAAACTTGTATCCCTTACAAAATATTATTAGATATTGAAATTAAACATTCAATCAAACAAAGTAATAAAATTATGAATAAACACGGTGATAAACAATGGTTTGAAAAAACCAACTCTTTTTGCTATATTATATTTAAAACAATAATTTTAATGAATCATAAGAAATTTTTACAGGATTACATACCAAATTCATCTGATTTTGTAACAAATTTTATACTACAAAATAATAATATTCCAAAAATAAAAATAAATAAATTTGATAGATCTTTGAGAATGACTCGACTTAGTTAAAATATTATATAAATGCAATCGTCGTTTGAGAATAAACTTGAATATCTCCAGTAAGGTAAAGTTTTGTTAAGTGATTTGCTATTCATTTCATTTATATTTACATTATCATTTATAATATTCATTTTTGTATCCATCGTATTTTTTTGTAGTTCGGTCATGACTCTTTTTCTTTCATTTAAATCCATATTTTGAATTTCTATTATCTTCTTTTCTTCATTTGTTTTTTCCAATGATGTTTTCAAACACCCTTCCTTATCAGTTTGATTATCACAGTTTTTATCAAATGTCTTCTTTTTGTTATTGATATTATTTATCAATAGCTCATGTTCAATATATTTATTTTGAATGTTGAGTAATTCATCTTGAGCTTTTTTAATTGTTTGATTCAAAAGTATATTTATATCATTATCCTTTATCTCTTTTTGAATTTCTTTCTTAAATTTATTCTTCTTATTATTTTTATCTTTATGTAGATTATCAATAAACTGTTGGGGAAAATCAATATAGTGAGAAATTTGTTTTTCTTCCGCATGCAAATCTGCAAAATTTATGGTTGCAGTCGATGTTTCAAAACTCTCAATTTGATTACAAATATCAAAGGTAATTTCATATACATTTGATTTCACACTAAGCAATTTCTTTACAATTGAATTATTTTCATATATTAATGAAAAAAATCTCTTGTTGAGTTTTTTCAAAATATTTTCGTCTGTTGTCACTTCAAATTTATTGGTTTGTTTATTAAATAAGACGATTTCAATTTTTTGAATAACAATAGAATCATCAATATAATCACACTTGATTTTAATAAATGTTGATTTATCGGGTATATTCAAATTCATTTTTTTACAAATATTCAATGAAGTTGTATCGATATCCTTATTAATTTTAAAAATATCGTGATTTGTAACCTCTTTATTATCAATATCAATCAAGTAATCAATACTTTGGATAGAATTTTGTTGTATAATATCTTTATATTTTTCTAAAATTTCTGAAGAAGAATTAGAATCAACAAAGCAATATCCTTTGAGAGAATTCAAATCATATTTCTTTTCAAAATTGTTAGATCTCTCATATATTTCATCATTTACACTATGAATTTCTTTAACATTTTCAAGATGCAAACTACACGATTTATTATTTTTTGATTTCAAAACTTCATCAATATAATACGTCAAATGTTTGTACATTTCATATTTTTCAAGTTTTTGCTTCAAAACATTTAATTGTATTTTACCAAGTTTAAAAGTATTTTTAAGTAGTTTACATTGTAAAGGGTCATCTATCATAAATATCTCACATTGTCTTGTTTTTGCTTCAATTGATTTATTTGAAAATTTTTCAGTAATCGTGTAAAATGATAAGAATATTAGAAAAATAGTAAATAAAAACATTACAATAAATAAACGATACATTTAAGAATATCTATATACACACTCTATAATGTCTATAGAAGATATAAATTTTCTTAAAAAGCAAAGTATACGACAATCTTATACATTTTTAGTTGATAGTAGTAGTCGAGATAGACGAATTTTCCCATATCCATCAGAATACTCTATTGATTTTCAAACACCTTTTAAATATGTTATAGGAATGGAATTATTAGACGCAAGTATTCCCAAAACGATGTATAATATTGACGAGAATAATAATAAAATATATTTCTATATTATTGAAAATGAGGAAACTAATATAATAGAACCGGTGATTAATGAAAAACAAGAATATATTTATGACACATCATTGTTCAGTATGATAGAAATACCACCAGGTGATTATACGTCAAAGACATTAGTTGAAAAAATTAGAGTAGCATTTACTGATTATGATATTAATATATTATCATATAGTTTACCAATTGATTTGACAAATAGAATATATTTTCAATCATCGAAATCTTTCATACTAGACATGAAACAATCAACAATGGCAGAAGTTTTAGGATTTGATTTATATACCGTAGACAATGAAAAAAATGCATCCAATTATTCATTTCAAAATATTAACAAATTGCCTGGTTGTGAAAAATTATATTATAGTTTAAAACAATCTGATGGAACATATAAAATAAATGCACCTGGTATGATGTATTTATTGGGATTTAAATATTTGATATTGAAATGTCCTGAAATTGAAGAACATTTGTATAGATCATTATCGTATTCAAAATATAGTTTAGGACTTGCCAAAATCAGAATAAACAGTTATGGATATAATGATGAGAAAACATCATTTATGAAAGTTCCATTACGTGAATTTCATCCTATAGGAAAATTAGCGAAACTAACATTCAGGTTTGAAACAAATGATGGTAAACTATATGATTTTAAAGGAGTAAATCATAATTTAACATTTGCGATATATTATTATGAACCACGTCACGACAATATTGTAACCAATTCAATATTGAACCCAGAATATAATCCAAATTTCATTGATTATATGTATAAACAAGAAGATATCGAGGGTGACTCTGATGAAGATGAGGAAGATTTATCAAGAGATAATCTGGAAGTGTATAAAAAGAGGGAATTTGAATATAGCAATCAAGGTTTATCAAAAAAAAATAATCAAATAGCATATACTACAATGAGAAAAAATATAGATAATGAAAAACAACTTCAATATTTGAAATCAAAAATAGAAACAATTCATGAAGAAACATCTGAAGAAGAAATATCTGAATATTCAGATGAAGAAAACTCGGATGATAATTGATTTATAAAGGTGTTTTAGGAGGCATTTCAAAAACTGGTTCAATATTATCTTTTTGATGTTGTAATTTTTCTAATAATTTATCAACAGTCGCTTTTGTAATATTTTTCTTTTTTATTAGATTAATTATTTTGGAATATTCTGTATTTTTTAACTCTTCCAAGAATAATTTTTCTTCTTCTGTTATTTCATTTGAGGTAAATTCTTCAATATTTTTTTTGAATGATCCGATTAAAACCAATGAGAAAATCATTAACAGCAATATGGCACCGTAAGTATATAATTTATTCATACCTTTTCTTTTAATAAAGGCAGATAAAAAATATTATTATATATTATAGTACAACATATAAAATGGCTGAATTAGACCAAGTATATGGTGGAATTTCTGATACCGATAATCAACAAATGTATGATAATGATAATAATCAACAAGACTATGGTTCTCAACCCGAATATGCTAATTCTCTGCAACCAAATAAGCCCCAAAATGTACAACCCATGGTTCAACAAAATGTACAACCCATGGTTCAACAAGTTCAACAAGTTCAACAAGTTCAACAAAGAAGACAACTTGCTCCATCGTATTCTTTCTGGGATAGAATGGTATTTAAAAGAAATGAAGTAATTAAATTAGGTATATTCTCTCTTGTAATATTACTGGCTATTTCACTTGATAAAATTATAAACAATTATTTATCGAAGTATTTGTCAGAAACCTCATTATCTGATACTCAAGAATTTTTCATAAGATTATCATATCCTATTTTAATATTTTTAATCATTTGGATTATGAAATCAATGTGATTTAAGAAATTTTGATAAATATGGGATTTGTTTTATTTTTTCACTTTCTTCTGGAGAAATATTAGAAGAAAAGAGTTTGAAATGTAACACAAAGGCGATAACCGATACGACACATACAATCAAAGCATGTGTTATGAAATTAGTTGAAATATTACCAAAGTCAGGACATTGTCTTAATCTAAAATTTACCTCATCAATGTTTTTATCAACTTCTTTCAAAACTTCAGATGGTATATCGTATTGTAAATACGAGGTCTTATCAATAAGAGACATTCCTTTTTTATCTACAAAAAATGAAATATATGATGTTTCTTTCAAATCTTTAGAGTCCTTTCTATTGAAAAAATATTTTATCACATCTTTATTTCGATCATTTGTATCGGGTATTTTATCATATATATGCATATAAAGAATGAAATATGTTATTGCATATGAGTAAAATTTGTTATTTGATGTAATTGTTATCTGTTGTAATAGGTTATCTTTTGTTTCTTCGTATGTTATTTTCTTAATGTCTTCAAAACTTTTAAGATTATCTTGATCATAATTGTTAAGAGCTGTTTTCAGACCATTTTTTATATCTTCATTTACATTTTTTGGAATTTCATTCAAAATGAAGTCGTCAAGAGAATCATGAGCTTCTTTGATATTTAAAAGAATTGGATGAATATTTGAAGAATATAAAGCTTTGTGGACAGATTGTAAGATAATAGCAATAATAATACCAACAAACATATCAATAGAAAATAATGATTTGATATATTCTGGTGTTAATTTTTCATCATCAAAATCAACATCTGATATGAAGATTTTGGCAATAGGAATAAGATATAAAATAATTGCAATAAAAATTAAACCAATAGATAAAATTAAGTACGAATAAATTAATACCGAAGTTAAACTATTTATTACAAAAATCATAAATGACAATGGTTCATTATTGTTTTCACATTCATTGTCTTTGTCTTCGTTGTTGTCTTTAGAAAACTTTATTTTACAATGAATATATTTTACATACTGTAGGTATTTATACTTTAATGTATCTTTTATTATAGTGTCTTCATCTTGCGAAAGGTTATCGTGAAAAATTGTGTAAATAACAATTATTAAATGCAAAATTGACAAGAAAGCTATTATAAAAACCAATAATAATGGGCCATACTTGGCGAATCCATAAAAGAATAAATTCATAATTGATTGAAAAATTGCAAATATATTTACCTTTTTTATAAACATATTTCGATTATTCAAAGTCTGTCCCATATATGGATTCATCAGTTGTTGTTGTTGATCCATGTTTTTAATCTATTTAAACAAATTATTTTTTCTTATGAAATAAATCAATTCCTATTGCCACAAATACAATCATTTGTATTACTAATGCGATGAATTGTTTTGATGTCGTTACAGACACTTTATTTCTAATTTTCATAATTTTTTCATCAATTTCTTTTTTTAATTTTTGAATTTTATCTGTAACATCCGAATTCATTGTATGATTTTCTATAAATGTTGTTTCAAACATTGTATTTGTACTATAATTTATTGTTTGTATCCAGGGTATATTATCTCTTTTTTGATGAAAATTATATTCGTTTTTTTTGAGTTGTTTTATGATAAGTAATGTCAAAACTTGTTTGTTCAATTGTTCAACATCACTTTGTTCAGGTATTACTATTTCATTCAATTCATTAATATCTTTATCTATATTTTGATTTAAATAATCTTTATCAATTGAATTATTTATAAATTCATTAAATTTACTTTTGAGAAGTGCTAAATTATATTCTTCATTGGAGTTGTCAATATATGTTAATAGAAAACAGAAAAGAAGTATGATTAAACAATATATTATCATTCTTGATTTCAAATATATGTGAATGATTGCATTTTGATTCACATTTTCAGATTTTGCTAAATAGATTATAAAATATACAATCAACCAAGTTCCCCAAAAAATAATTTGGAACATAATATACAAATTTACGAATGTATTGTCAATATTTAAATATTCATTGGATATAACATAAATATCAGAAAAAAACCTGGGTTTTTGTACTAAGTTTTGAATGTTATGAAAATTAAATATATATGTAATTGTTACAAGAAGTAAAATAAATGGTATTAATAATAAAATTCCTAAACCAATTTTGTTTAAAGTAATAGCTTTAAAAAATAGACACGATCGTTCTTTGAAGGCTTCAATGATTTCTGAATATAGATTACTCATTATCTTTTAAAAATATATAATATTTTAATTGGCCATATATAAAGGTAAATTTTGTTGGAAATAAATGATGACGGTTACACGTACAAAACTAAAAGTAATAAATGTTTTGAACGCAATAAAATCTGAAATATTTTTTGTATTGGAAGATTCTTCTTTATTTTTGACGAATTATGATACGTGGACAATGTTCTTCTATGAATTAATGTTACTTTTAAAAAACACATTAAATGAAATTGAAAATTTATATTTCAAGTACATACTGAACCCTCGTTTAAGATCTCTAATTAATACAATGGGTCAAACACAAAATCTTCAATCGTATTTAGATTAATGGTTTTCCCAATTAATTTTGAAACATGTAATTGAATTTTTTGTATATTGCTACATTCTTTAAAAACATTTGTTTGATTCTTTCTAAAAAACCATGATATTTTTCCTTTTTTAATATATTTTTTTATATGAACTATATCATCATTACTTATATCGTCGCCTTTATTATCATTCTCCACTATATTTTTTTCATAGTTTAAAACAACACCATTTGAAGTTTTCTCATAACCTTTTATAGAAATTTCACCAGAATGTTCTTTTTGATGACATGATTTACATAAAGCAACAAGATTATGTTTTATATTTTTATGAAAATTTTGGAAATTACCATCGTTATCACTTTTGGATTGATATTCAATATGATGTGTGTCTTGTGCTTTATTGCCACAAATTTTACAAATATCCATAAAAACTTCCTTATTATATTTTGATTGTATTGGTTTTAATAACATAATATCTAATCCATCGATCTCTTTTCTCACATTTTCTGCACTTTTCATAAAGTTAATTGGCATATCAAGTGATTTACAAACTTCTAAACCATATGTATCAATCCCTTTGCCATCTCTTAAAACCCTTTCGTATTTAATAGTACCATTGTGATCGAATGAAATATGAATATGTTTGACAAAAATATTTTTATCAATATATTGCTTAACTGTGTTTATTTTGATAAGATCATGAAGATGTGTGGCGAAAATAAAAGAGGTCTTCTTTTGTACCAAAGTATCTATTGAGCCCGATACTATGGATAAAGCTGATATAATTTCGGTACCATTACAAATCTCATCTCCTAAAACAATACTATATCGATCGCATCTTTGCATAATATTTCTCAATTCTGTCATTTCCACAGTAAAACTACTGAGACCTTTATATATGTTATCCATACCAGAAATTCTTGTAAAAATATGTCTAAAAGGGAAATAAATGAAATCATGTGATGCTACAAACATTCCAGCTTGAGCCATAATTATATTGATTCCAATAGATTTCATGAAACTACTTTTACCAGAAGAATTTATGCCATATAATAACATTCCATTACAATCTAAATTGATATCATTACCGATATATTGAAAATCGTCATTAATTCTTTCAATAATTGGATGTCTGACATATTTTGCATTTATGAAAGACGTGTCGTTATTTTGAATTATGGGTCTATAATATCTATATTGAAAAGCATTACATGCATTAGAACAGGCTACATCAATCTTGCGAATAATAAATATGAGTTGATCAATAATATCTCCAAATTTCTCATAAAATATTGTGATAAATTGTTTGTAATAAAGAGTTGTATAATTCACAATTTCACTTTGTAATTTACTGATCAATGACGAATTTTTGGAAATATTATTATTAACAATTCTAAGATTATTGGAAATTTGAGATTTAATAATATATTCATCCATAATTTCGGGACATTTCTTTTTGGCAAAATCAAATCTTTTTTTAGTCATCAAAATATGATATCCGTCCTTATCATTATAGTCAATTTTACATAACGTGTTGTCTCCATTTTCCATTGAATTAATTTGATCACAAAAATATTTAATATTTGAAAAACATTTTTCGAAATCAATAACCAATTCATCAATATTTTCATAAACTCCTTTTTTAAAAATATTTCCTTTGATATCATTTAAATTATATTTACAAACTTCATCAAAATCAAGCATTTCATTATAAAAAACGATCATATTTTCATACTCATTGATTGGTACATCATAAAATGTTTTCAATATATCAATACAATTTTCAATCGATATATTAAAACCGATCCAATCTTGTGGATTGAACTTTCCTAATATCATTTTTCTTTTTATTCTTTCCAGATCAAGTATACTTCTCAAATGTTTCATTATTTTGATATATTTTTGATCAGTTAATACAAAATCTATTTGATCATATCTTTCATTGAGTTTATCAATATCAATAATCGGATTCAATAAGAGTTCTTTGAAATAACGAGAACCAAAAGACGTACAACATTTATTTAAAATATCAATCAATGGTTTCTCATTTTTATTATTACTTATAAGATTTAATTGCAAAGCACTATTATATTCGATATTCAAATATGTATTATCATTAATTATTTCGGGTTTATTCAAATGAGTGACGATGTTGACATTGTGTTCATATGCAAATTGAAGCAAACAACATAATGCAATACGTCCATTGTGATATTTTTCAATATTCAAATTTTCAATAATTGATAACATGTTATTAATAGGGAAAGCTTTAAGAAGAATTTCGTTTTGATAATGATTCTTTTTCATATATGACATGTATTCAAAATTGTCCCATATGTAATGAATAAGAGAATTATGACCTTTAATATTTTTAACAATGGAAGATTTTTGGTGCTCAGTATAACTCTGGTCAGTGAGAACAATAATTTCAGAAGGATTATAATTAGTGACAATACGATAAACTTCATCATAAGCGAATTCTGTATCAATTTTAGAAGATCCTGCTTCAAAAACAAAAGAGTTACCAGTTGAAAGATCAATACCCGAAATGCCTACAATTGGTAAATTATTGATAAATTCAAAGTAAATCAATAACATATAATTACTTTTTTTATCATCAATATTGATTTTCATACCAGGACTCAAAATATCAGTAACTTTTCTTTCAGGATTAGGAGGATCAGATACTTGTTCAATCAAAACAATTGTAAAATTATGATTCAGTAAAATATTAGTAAATTTGTTAATAGTGTAAATAGGAAAACCTGCCATAAGTGGATTAGAAATAGAAACATCAGCTATAGATTTGTTTTTCTTTGAAATTTGAATATGGCAAATATCAGCGATAGTATAAATATAATTTGAAATATCATCTTCAATTGAATATAATTCAAAGAAACTACCAACTTGCATTAATATGATACATTTATCTCCATATTTTTCTTGATATATTTTATGATAATTTAAATAGTCATCTATAATCATTATGATACTGATGTGATACTATTTTTCAAATTTATATTTTATTAATATATAAACTAATAAAATCTTTATATATATTAGATGGATACTTTTCTAAAGTCAATCTCAAATGATATAGAAAACCATTGTAAAAATATAGATAATTTTAATAAGGAAGTGTTAACAACAATAGAGAAATCGAGTAATGATACAATCAATTCGTTATTAAACTTACTTTCAATAGAGTCACATTTACCATCTACAAATCAAAAAAGAGATACAACTTATAATCCATTTAATGAATAAAAATATTGAATAAAAATAGAAAAATGTCAAGTGTACAAGGCGACAGTTTGCAAAGTCTTTTAAAAAATGAATTTATAACTGAAAAATTATTAAAAAATATAGAACATAATCAACAATATGAATCAGTAATTGGATTATTAAATAATATAACAGGTGAAAAGGATAAGGTAAATGATAAGATATTTATAATAACAGCAGCATATGATAAAATTTATAAAAAATACAATTCTATATCACTTGTTGTACTAGTACTATCTTCAATAGCTACATTATTGGAAGCATTGCGCTTGAGTATAGTAGATTATATAGATAAACAACAACCGTCTATAAATATCGAGACAATATCATTTATAATGAATTTAATTATTCTTTTTATTGGTACGGTAATAACCATATCAAGTAGTATAATAAGATTTAGAAACTATAGAGAGATATTAGAACAATTAAAAGATAGTCAAGCCATTTTAATATCTTATCGAGATAAATATAATAAAAAATATCAAAAGGTGTTAAATTTATTAGCCTTAGATGTTCTTGAAGAGGAACAGATACAGACAATAACAGAAAAGATAACAGAATATGATGATGCAATAAAATCTGTAAATGTCTTACAATATTTGAGAAATGATGAGATAATAAAATTCAATAAATATAAAGCATTTTTTGAATTTGAAATGAGAAAGATTGACATTGATAAACAAATAGCAATAAATAAATATGAAAATTCGAGTGGTATAAATAATATAAAAATAACAGAAAAATCTAATCCAAAAATTGATGAAATGAACAAATATTCCAAAGTTCAAAAATTAAAGAGTTTTTTACAAAAAAAGAATAAGAAAGCTGAAGATCAAAACGAAATAATAGTGGAAGATCTACAAGATGTCTGAAAATATATATAAGAAATTTTTATCATAATAGATATAAATTATGTACCAGGCGAGTATTCGTGGTAAAAAAAAACATCAAAAATTTCATCAAGTGAAAGTAGACAATTTTATTGTTGATAATATAAATACCGAATATGCATATGTAAAGAAATTGTTAGGTAATTGTAATGTAAGTCTGATAACCAATTCTGGTATAGAAGCAATTGGAGTTATCAGAGGATCATTAAGAAAGTTCAATACAAGAATTGTAATAGAAGTTGGAGATATTGTAGTAGTATCAAAGAGGGAGTATCAGTCAAGTAAGGTAGATATTGTGCATAAATATAATTCAGACCAGGTTCAATATTTAATCAATGAGGAAAAGATTTCAAATATTATTCTTCATATGTATAATTATGTACCAGTGAATACAAATAATAATGAGACGGAATATGAGAATGATTCCTATATTGATTTTGGATATGTATCAAATGATTCAAACTAAATAAATATATAAGAGTATTGGTTTAAAATATAAACACCATGATATATTTAAATGATATTTGGTGCGTGTATTTTCATGACCCATATGATTTCAATTGGAATATTAAAAGTTATCATATGATAACTCAAATAAGTTCAGTAGAGGACTTTATAGATGTCTATAGAACCTTTTTTGATTTATTTCAAAATGGAATGTTTTTTATAATGAGAGAACACATAACACCAAGATGGGAAGATGAAAATAATAAAAACGGAGGATGTATTTCATTTAAAATACCTAAGACAGAAATGAAGGAAAAACTATTCGAAACATGTTGTAAATGTCTTGGCGAAACGATGGGAAAGAATAAAGATTTTTCTATGAATATAAATGGTATATCGATATGTCCTAAAAGAAATTATCATATAATAAGATTATGGTTAAGAGATAATAAATATTCATCAAGTGAAAATTACAACATTTGCGTTCCTAAGTTTTCAACAATGTTGTACAAAAATCATTATAATGACTCGTAAAACATATAAGAAATATTCAAGAATTATTTTTATGTCTATTATAGTTGAAACTTCATTGGATACTTTGTATCAAAATGTATGTTCCAAAACTTTCATAAAGAATCTTTTTTCAATGAAAGATAAGGAAAGTATCAAAAAATATAATGATGGTAAAAGAATGGTGTTTGACAGACTTTATAATGTGAAGGAATTAGATGATATTGAGGAGTTAAAACATATTCAAATACCTGATGAAATGTCAAATATTCTTGAAAAACATCTCGGACATATAGATGTAATTTTTTCAACAACACACGATGTTATAAAATATAATGAAGAATGTTTAATATTAAAATACACATCTATATTAACGAAACCAGATATCATTTATAAAATTGTTGGTTCTGCAAAATTAATTCTTTATGTGAAAATGACAATTAATAAAAACGATTCCAGTAAGATAACAATACAAACAATCAAAAGATTTGTAAATGTTGATACAATAATTGACGATGATCTGATTTTGAATACAGACAATAATAATATTCTACATAATATATATGAAGATGAATCATTGCAAATTAATGAAAGCATTATAAAGATGTCGGAAACATTATTGGGATCAGAATTAGTTCAAGAATGTATCATACCGTATATTAATAAATTATTTGCAGATGCTTTGAACGTTATTCAAGATACTTATGTTTCAAAAATGGTAAATTATTTGACAAAAAAACATTTTAAAACTTACAAAAAAATGACTTAAAACTCTTGTTGTGATAAACACAATTTAATTTCACCAAGCGATGCTATACTATATTTTAAAATAATTGGATAAGAATTTTTTAGGTAAACTTCGACATTTGAACAAAGATTTGTGCATTTTGTAAAAATTGATAAATATTTCAAACTGAAAATACCTTGTATAATTTCACGAGATTCCAAATCATTTGTTTTATTTATTGTAATATTATTTGATTTTTCTGTTCCCAATATTGTTTCTTGAGAACAAAAGTCTCCTTTGCAACTCAAGAACAATTGATTTTCTATATTTCTTATTTCAATATATTCAGCAAGATTATGCATATCTCTTATAATTTTTTGGAGATATGTAGAAGGCATTGTGATAATTGTATGAAAGTCAACTGGGGGTATTTCTATATTCAATACATCTATATCCAATGTTGCTAATTTATAATTTGTTTCTACATTCTTTTCATTATTCATTATCTTTATACCTAAGTTTCCAGGATCATTCTTTTTCATGTATAAAACAAGAAGATCATTTGTATTTATTGTTTTTATTAACATGTGAAATTTCAACATACAAATTCCCACATGTGTCTTTTTTTCGCAAAAGAATTCTTCAAATTGATCTGAATTCATTTTTAAATGGATTAGTACGATATTTGTATTGTCCATTGCAACAATTTTTATACCAGTACTATCTATTTCAAGATTCACATCTGTTAATATATCTTTTAATGCATCTACTACCTGTTTAAAAATTGGTGCCTGAACAGTCTTTATATTGAAAATAAATTCTTCGTTATTCATATTTGTATTTTATTATCAAGAAACAGCTTTAAGTCTTTTTTGTGTTCATAAAATTTTCCATTTCTTCTTCATATGAATTACAAATCTCTCTGATTTTTTCCCAATCGTGTTTGTTTTCTTGTTTTTGTTTTTGCTGTTCTTTAATTTCCCATACTTCTGTTAAAATATTAACAATATTTGAATTATGTTTTTTTATTAAACTGTCCACATCACTTTTTGTAGTGTTTTCTGGACACTGTCCTAATATTTGTTCTATTAAGTTATCCATTTTATTTAACAATCATATTTAAATATACTTATATTTACGCATATTCATATCTACATAAGATTTTGCTATTTCGTATGCCATTTTTTCATAAGGATGTTCTTTTGTATAATCTGATTGTATAACATCGCTTAAGTTTTTAGGTGTATTGGATGAATATGAAAAAAACATACATTCTTTACTTACTGGATCCATATAAATTATTTTATTGGTATCTGGATTTGATCTCATCCTATCAACTTTAATATTACATATCGTATAACCTATGTTATCAAGTAACTTTATCATGTCACCTGGATGTTGTTTTTGATAAACATGAATTTTTTCATGAATTAATGTATTTATCAGATTTTCATTATCTTCAGACATTGCTATATATTTATTGATATTTCGATTGGATAAAAAAATGACGTCACCTCTGGTATGAGGAAATCCATCCTCGTATTCGTACTCTTTATAATTTTTTGTACATCCAATTTTCCATTTGATTCTTGATATTGGTTCGCATGAAAAATTATGATATATATGGGTTTTCAAAAATTCATCTGCTTTTTTACAACATATAATTAGTTTTTCTTTCTCCTGTTTACTCAAATCTACTCCACAGTTTTTGATAATATTTATATATTCTTTCGAAGATGAAACTTTTCTTGCATATAGATCAATTTCACTTAAATTATAAACATATTTGTCTTCATCATTTTGTAAAAACTTTGATATTTCTTGTTTGTTTAAAAAAAATATATCATGTTTTGGACTTTTCTGAATTGACGTTATAGCGTAAATACTTGTAATTAATAATAATAATATTGCAATAATAATATAGTATTTCATTCTAAAGAATACTTTTATTTTTTTAACGCATCATATGTTGAACAGCTATAATATCAAGATCTTTCAATCTATAATACTCATTTTTGCCATTAGGTAATTGTCTTTTGACTATATAAGGTAATTTTCCTTGTTTCATTTCTTCTAAAGCAATTCTTCGAAAATCCATATTTGTACGTATATCCCCTTCATTTTTTATAAAGGGTTCTCCTCCCAATGAAAGCTGGTTTGTACGAAGACTTATGACTTGATTAAACTCATATTTCGTCATTATAGGTTTTGATATTTTTGTCTTATCTAAATTGACCATTGTTTTTTGATAATCATCAAACTGAACTTTCTTTTTGGTAGTCATTTATATTATATAACTATCCTCTTATAAATAGTTTATATCATTTTTTATTATATTAAAGTCAAGATATTCAAAAAATAAACTTTGAAAAAATAATGAAGATATCTCATTCTATATGAAATCTATTTACTTTTATGCGATTTACCAGTTGTAGATGGGCGTAATTTTGAAGGCTGGTTACGACTACGTGAACTTCTTCTTACTCCACTATTCACATAGTTTTGTTCTACTTGTTCACGACGTTCTTGGTCAATTCTTCTTTTAGTTTTACTTATTGCACTACGTTGTTTTTTTTTTGAACTTTGAGAAACTGAAAAACTACTGAGAAGTCCTGATAACATATCATCGGTAGTCTTAGCAGGCTTATCTACTTTCATTTTCTGTGGTCGTACTTGAGCTGAGTTTGGTTTTAATTGAGGGCGTTTAGATATTGCACTTGCGGTTGCTTTTTTAGGCTGAGGTGCGCTTGCAGTTGCTTTTTTAGGCTGAGGTGCGCTTTGTGCCTTCATTGTTAATTTACCAAAACGCCCAGATATATCATCTTCCATATCATCTTCCATTTTATTATCAGCTGACAATGGTTTAATTGGATTATGTACAACAGGTTTAGCTAATTTATTTTTACGTAGAAATTGATCAAAAAACAACATTTTGGAGTTTGGGATCTTTTGTCTTGGTATTACTCCGCCTTTCATTATTTACTTTTCTATATAAATACAACATTTTAAAAATTAAACGCACTATGATTTCTTGAGATATTTTTTAACTTCTTTTCCATTCACAATACGAATAGAATACGTCCCACCTTTTGGTCCTTGAAAAACGTTACCTTCATTTTTCCCGACTTGTAGAGATTCATTCGATTGTTTTGTAGCAGCAACTGCTTGAAATTCTTTTGGTGATTTAGTAGCAACGGGTTGAGATGCTTTTGGTGATTTAGCTTTCTTACTATATTATATTATAATAGTATAAAAAATAATCAGTGTCAGTATCATTGACAATTTATTTACGACCATTTTTGGATTTTTTAACTTTTTTAGCACCGCCTGCAAATTGAAAGGTATTAAAAGAAGATTCGACAGCTTCTTTTAGTTTTTTCCAAAATGTTGTTTCATCTTGATATATTGGGATGTCAATTCTATTGAAACACGTATGTGATTCGGGTAAACTATTTGTATTTATTTTGTTGTATATTTTAATTGTATAACTGATTTCTGGTTTGAAATAGTTTAGACCTGTCCAAAACTGCAAAAGTTTCTTTACAAAACTGATATGGTCATCGTCTGATGAAAAGAGTTTGTTCCCATCGTGTTTTTTATTAAATAATATATTTTTCATATACAAACGATAATTACGTAGATAATTCATTTCATCATCTTGATCAGTAATTGCAACATCCATAGAATCATGTATATTATCATATATCTTATGTAACAATTCTGTTGTTATCTCTTCTGTTGTCATCATTTTGTCAATAATGCTATGGGAAATGTTTCTATATTGAAATACTTTTCTGAATTCATTATCAATGCCTTTTGAAAAGTTTTCATATATGAAACTTACATCATCAACACCACCTTGATCAACACGTAGAATATTGTTGGAATTCACATGTCTAGCGAAGTCTATAAAATATTGTTCAATGTTTTCAGATGTTATCAAATCGCCATGTTCTTTATCAAATTGTATTTTATACAAGTCGTTATATTCCATATCAAGATCTTTGATTGACGATGGTTCTTCTTTCATCAGATTTAGAATAGATTGAGAAACATCAGGAAGGTCATTCATAGCATATAAGACATGTTCATGATTTTTGATTTTATTTGGTTTAAATTTGAAGCAATTCAAAATAAAAGACGATAAGTGATGTGGCAATTTGAATGAGTTTTGTAAAAAGAAAGATAGAAGTCTTCCAACAAACTCGTAAAAAAAGTGATATATATCATCGTTTTCAATACCAATAAAATCTATATGTTCTTCTTCAAATTTGAACTTTGGGTTAAATGTGTATTTCATTGAATCTTCATTTTGCTTTATGAAAACTTTGTAATCAAACAAAAATTGTGCCGCATCACTCATCGTTTGATTTGTAACACCTCCCATATCTTGTCCGGAATCAAGTTCCAAAGTGCCATTATCATTTAAAATGAAATTTTTAATCTGTATATTATTTTTTGGGACATTTAGAAAATCTGGATCATTTCCTGCGAAGTAAAATGTTCGAAATAATGATAATATAGACGGGTATCCTGTTATTACTTGAATGTGTTGCATTCGATATTCTTCAAATGCAAAGTAAGTTTGTAACATTTTTTTAATTTCTCCATCCTTCATCATTGTAATTTGTTTCTTATATTGATCACAAATACGAATCATCTTATTTTTGAATCCTTTGTATTGTTTATTAATATCTGTAACTTGTTGGATACAAGCAACATCAATATCATTTGTATTTTCAACACTTTTACTTGAAACAGATTTTTTATTGATGCTATCTATTTCGACAAGATTATGCCTATAATAATGATTTGGATTTCTACTCTTTGAATTGAATCTGAAAAGATATTTCATGAATTTACGATCTAATGTTGTTCGTTCTAGGAAGGTTTTCATTTCCCAGTCATGTTCTTTTCTCATATCTTGTATATTCCAATCATTTTCTTCAATTTCTTCCCTTAAAAGATTCAATATTTCAAAGGATTCTTTTGAAATATATCCAATATCGTATAAAAATTCTATATTGATAGGGATAAGACATACTGCGTCAGCTTGTTGTAGTAATCTATTGTATATCGGTGTGTTTTCATTTAAATTTCTTTTAGTTTTGGGATTTTTGTAATGGATTTCATCATTTTTTGCCATAACACCATCATTCCACCATTTATCAAGTTCAGAGAGTTTAAAAGAAGTGTTCTTATTAATTTTTATGTTTTCATTTTTATCTTTATATACTGTGTTACTTTGTCTTCTCATAAAATTAGAAGATTGTTGTGATTGGGAATTCAGACTATTATGAGAAGTACGTTGATTAGTTTGAGTATTCGTTTGACTTGAAGGCGGCATAATATCTTACTATAATAATACATTTTTATAAAATAAGATTGATATTAAAAAATTGTTATAAAATATGATATCAATAAATAATTTAAGGAAACATAAGTTTTTGAATATGGCTATATTTGATTTAAGCATTGTTTTTATATTTTCAATGATTGTTCATTCTCTCCTATGGTTCTATCCTCTTGAAATGAAACAAAAAGAAAAAAGAAGTAATATACAATATGCCGTTTCAGCTTTTTTGATCTATGTCATGTTTGTAATGATTGGAACAATATTTCATAGAATCTTTGGAGTCCAATCTGCATTTTCTGGATATCTCGGTTTTAATGATATAAAATCCTATCTATAATGTTTAGCGTTTTGAAATTGATTTTTTTGATTTTTTCTTTTTAATAGCACCACCTGCTATTTGAAAAGTGTTAAATGACGATTCAACAGCTTCTTTTAATTTATTCCAAAATGTCTGTTCGTTGTTGTATCGAGGCATGTCGATTGTATTAAAACAGGTATGTGATACAGGATAACCTGACGTTGCATTACTTATTTCAATTATATATTTGATGTCATGTTTGTAATAGTTCAGACCTGTCCAAAATTGTAGAAGTTTCTTAATAAAAGTGGTATGATCATCTTCTGATGCAAAAAGTTTTTCATTATCATATCGTTTATTAAACAAAACATTTTTAATATACGAACGATAATCATGAAGATGATTCATTGTTACATCTTCTACATTTTGATTCTCTATATTTTCAAATATATTATCATATAACTTATGTAACAGTTCTGTTGTTATTTCTTCTGTTGTCAACATTTTGTCAATAATATTATGAGAAAGGTTTCTATATTGAAAAACCTTTCTAAATTTATCATCAATACCTTGTGAAAACTTAATATACATATATTTGACATTATTCGTACCTCCTTCGTCAATTCTTAAAATATTGTTTGAATTGACATGTTTTGCGAAGTCAATGATATATTGTTCAACATTTTCAGATGTTATCAAATCACCACTTTCTTTATCGAATTGTATTTTATATATATCATTATATTCCATACCAATATCTTCGATAGACGATGGATCTTCTTTCATTAAGTTCAAAATAGATTGAAACAAATCTGGGATATCATTCATGGCATATAATACATGTTCATGATTTTTTATTGTATTTTGTTTGAATTTGAAAATATTGAGAATATAGGTTGTCAAACGATGTGGTAATTTAAATGAATTTTGTAAAAAGAAACATAGAAGTCTTCCAATAAATTCATAAAAAATAATATAGATTTTACCATTTTTTATATCCTGAATTAGTCTTTTTTGATCATAAAATGTTTCTTTCATCTTTTGGATAAACTTTATATGTTCTTCTGTAAATTCGAACTTTGGATTGAAAGTATATTTTGTTGATTCATCACTTTGTTTGATGAAGACTTTTATATCAAACATCTCTTGTGCAATATCACTCATCATTTGATTTGTAAGACCTCCTTCGTCTTGTCCTGAATCAAGTTTCAAAGTTCCATCATTGTTTAAAATATAGTTTCGTATATATATATTTTCTTTAGATACATTGAGAAATTCTGGATCTCCTCTTAAATAATAAAATTGTTGAAATAATGCTAATAAAGGAGATTGTCCAATTATTCTTTTGATTTTTTGTTTTTCATCATGTTGTGGTCCACTATTGTATATTGATATCATTTGTTGAATTTCTGTTTCGGTCATCATTGTAATCTGTTTGGTATATTGATCACAAATACGAATCATCTTATTTTTAAATCCTTTATATTTGTCATGAAGATTTGTAACACGTTGTACACACGTGATATCAATATCATTTATATTTTCAACACTTTTACTTGTAACAGATTGTTTATCAATACTATCTATTTCCTCAAGATTATCCCTTTTAAAAACCGCAGGTATTCTTGATTTTGAATTAAAACGAAAAAGATATTTCAAAAATTTGTGATTTGTTATATATTTCTCTGGAAAACTTTTATTCATCCAATTGTGCTCTATTTTCATTTGTTCAATATTCCAATCATTTTCCTCAATTTCTTCTCTTATATCAGTCAATATTTCAAATGATTCCTTTGAAATATATCCATCTTCGTATAGAGAATCAATATTAATTGGTATCAGACATACTGCGTCCGCTTGTTGTAATAATCTATTGTATAACCCATAGTTTTCCTTTATATTCTTTTTAGTTTTGGGATTTTTGTAATGAATATTATTATTTTTTTCCATAACACCATTATTCCACCATATTTTTAGTTCAGAGTATTTGAAAGAAACATTTTTAACAATATGTATGTTACCATTTGAATCTTTATAAATCGAGTTACTTTGACGTCGAGATTGAGAATTTGAAATAGTATTGTTATTACTATTTTGTCGAACATTGTTTGAAGATCTAATTCGAGAATTATTGGAAGATCTTCTACGAATATTTATTGAAGGATTATAGGGATTTCCATTTCGTATCATACCAAATTCAGCACATTTATTTGCAATCCTTGCATTTAAAGAGTTTGGTGCCAACAAATTCGGATCCATTATTCTATTTGTTGCTGGATTTATTGTACCATTTGTATCAATCCAATGTTGACATTGTTCTATGGTTAAGTTCTGGATCATTTGACTTTGTATTGACATGTTTATCTTACTATTATCGAATATTTAATAACAAATTTATATGTATTTCAAGAAAAATGATTATATAGAGAAGATACATTATGAAAGTTTATTATAAGAAACAAATCCTATTGATTCTCTTAAAATAGATAGAGCCATATCTGTGTTGATAACATTACTCGATTGCTTTGATATATATTCTAATATATCAGAATCATTTTGAAGAAATTCTATACAAAGATCGTTTTTATAAAATTCAAACAATCTTGCAATACTTTTTGCAATACCATAATCAAATATTACGTTTTTTATTTTATTTTCACACGAAAGTCTGTAAATGTATACAAAAATGAAAGAATCAACCTCGATCCATTTATTTGGATCCAGATTTTCATTTATTATTCCAATGTTATTGTTATATTGAAAAATTTGAAATTGATTAACGAATTTACTGATTTCATTATTTTCATTATCATTATTATTTATTTGAAACATGTGTTTTTCATAATCTGGTAATATATCTTCTTCTAAATTCAGACAATTATTTAATGATTCAATATTGTATATTAGTTTTTCAAATATCATGTATTCATATATGATGATAGTAAATCATTTTTTCAATATATAATATTAAACATATTGAAAATCATGATCTTCGCATTCATCAAAATTTTCAATAATTTCAAAACCTTCCTCATTATTTTCATTTTTTTTCATATTTAATATGTTCACAACTTCGTTCATATTTGCTTCAATATCATCGTTTGAATATTTTCTTTCATATTTTTCATTAATATCTGTCTTTGATAAAAATATATTACAATGATATTTATTTTCAAGAATAATATTCCTTACCTTTAAATATTGTTCATAAAATCCAGCCTGTGTGAAATAGATATATGATGTGTTTAGTTTATTGAACATTATGGACATCGATGCTATTATATTTTGTTTCAAAATCATTTTTTATTATTTGTATAATATACAAAAATTAGATGGTTAGTATTTAGGGTCTATAATTTTGAGTACATGTTCATAACTTTTTCTAAAAAATAAAATATGTTCATAAAATTTTAAAATATGTTAAGGAATGTACTCATTTTAGGGGCTTAAGGAATCTTGTAATTTTGAGTACATGTTCATAACTTTTTCTAAAAAATAAAATAAGTTTATAAAATTTTAAAATATGTTAAGGAATGTACTCATTTTAGGGGCTTAAGGAATCTTGTAATTTTGAGTACATGTTCATAACTTTTTCTAAAAAATAAAATATGTTTATAAAATTTTAAAATATGTTAAGGAATGTACTCATTTTAGGGACTTAAGGAAAGGTTATCGACGTAATCAACAATCCAGCTATTCACCTCATCTACCTTATCATCAATGAGGACACTTGCCTTGGTGAAATCAATAACACCATATCCCTAATCTGATATTGGTATTTATCTTCTCAAACTTTATAGTGTCTGTGGACACGGGGATGCGATAGTGGCGATAGCGGTATTGAAAAAATCAGAACAAATGAAAAAATCCAAAATTGGATTCTTTTTTATTTTTTAGTTTTATCATTGTTTTCATTGTCGCTTCTTACATCTACTTGACTTCATCTTTGACAGTTCATTCGTATTTCCAGTCCATCCAGAGGCCGATCGAGTCTTGGAGGATGACAGTGACAGTCTCTCTCAGAAGACCCATATTGACCGGGTCTTCTTCATAAAGCTTGAGCTCATCATCAATCATATGAGCCACTTCCTTATCGCAGATGCTCTTCTTCTGCCAATCACAGAACAGGGATATCGCATTACCAGCACCGTACGTATTGATTACGTTGTCTCTCTGATCCGCTGACATACCATCAACATAATCGTAGATGAACTCCAAGATGGCATTACCATCCTCATCTTCTTTATTATGAGGACTTGCCATCTTGGCCTTCCCAAGCTTGCCATCCTTCACCATCTCACTATACTTGGTCTTGAAGCGGCTGATCTCGTTAGCATCAGGGTCAACAGCATCCTTAAAGAGCTTAGAGAGAGCGACATTGGTCATCGTGTAGAACATCGTTATATGTGATAAGGGTTCTTTTGAAGAAAAGACTCATTTTTTCCCAAAAATTGAAAAAAATCAGAACAAACGTTTTGAGGACTTGCCCTGACCAAAAAGAAGGAAAATAATTATACAACTTTATAAAATTCTAAAATATGTAAAAGAATGTGCTTTTTTTAGGGGCTTAAGGAATATTATAATTTTGAGTACATGTTCATAACTTTTTGAAAATAATTATACAACTTTATAAAATTTTAGAATATTTAGTGAAATGTACTCTTTTTGAAAGGTTTTAATTAAATAAATGTATGTAAAAATTATTAAAAATGAACTCTTTTTTTCACAAAAAGTCACTTAAAATACAAATTAAAACAAAAAACATCTTCATTGTCTCCCATTCAATCTTTCCACAGAGATGCCAGACATGTGCTTGGATAGGTTAATCTCCATTGGTGGCACATCATAGTATCGAACCAAAATCATTATTCCAGATGATTCATATACTTATAGAATGACGATATGATTAAATAAACATATATAACAAAGATAAAAATACATATCCAAATAAACACCATTCGCAATGTAATAATTTTTCGAAATCGGATTTGTTTTTCAAGTTCAGGGAAAAGTTTTCTACTCAAGACATTTGCATTTGAAACAGCAGACTCGAATGTTGTAGGTTTATAATAACTTTTTCCATTATGTGTGCCTAAATTATATAAATTATTGAAAATTGAACTATGAAAATCTATAGGAAATGTATTAATATTTGAAACGTACCCAGTTCCATTCATTGACCATATTTGTTTTTCTTTATTCCATATAGTACCTGGTTCCAGAATTGCAATGTAATCGTTTGTTAATTCAGGCATCTCTTTTTTCATTTGATTGTATACCTCATGTATTAATTCATCTCTCGAACATTGATAGGCAGTTTTATTTAAAGTAGAACTTTTGTTTTGAGGTAAAGAAATAGCAACACTGATAACTGTTTTGGATGATTTTTCTTTAAAAGTCATATATTTACTCATTACTTTGTTAAATATTCCCCATTCACTTGATGGAAATATGTATTCGTCCGCAATATTTAAAACACTATCCCAATGAAATGTCATAGTTATGTAATTTATATATTCGGTATCAATGGCGTGTTTCTCTAATTCCTCTATATTTCCAAAAGCATTTACAATATTTGTTTTTTTTAAAAGAGTAACAATGTTTTTTGGAGGTACAGCAATGATGAATTTATTTGCATAAAATGTTTTAATCACACCATCCGTATTTACATGACAAGAATATATTTTATTATCTGTATATTCAAATTTTTCAACAAAAGAAGATGTCAAAAATGTAACATTGTTTTTTTCAAGATATTTTTTCCATTTTGGTAATAAATATTCATCATTTGGTTTATTAGGAACATATAACTGATATAACATTTGGTGATCTATGTATTTCAAAAATGTATTTAATGATATTGTATCAGATGTACATCCGTCTGTCATTCTACAAATAGTATCAATAACCTTTCTTGATTCTTTTGAAAAACCATGATAATAATCAGAAACAGTTATATTCAATCCATGATCTGAATACACTAAATAAGTTAATATATCAATAGACAATTGTAATATTTCCGTAATTGAAAAAACCTTGAAAACAGACTCTTTCATAAGATCAAAAGACTGATGTTTCAAAACTGTAAATGATGATTCAAAACTTAATCCAATATCTTTTAAAATATTTTTAAAATTCAGATATGCGGAAGAATAAACTCGAGGCGAATGTTCTGAAAAAAGATTATTCATTCTATAAACAGTATGACATCCACCAATGTTTTCACCTTTTTCAATTACAAGTATTTTTAAACCCAACTTTGAACAATAATGAGACATTGATAGTCCAGATGGACCACCTCCGATAATTATAATATCATATTTCATCTTTACTACATAGTAAATTTATTTTTTATATATATAAAGTAGTACAATTTACATGAAAAGTTGTAGTGTTAAAAATAAGGCATCGTGTTTAAAATCTCAAAGATGTAAATGGAATGATAGTAAATGTAAGTCAATTTGTAAAAATAATCAATATTACAATTTGAAAAAAAAAAGATGCAAACGAAAAGGAAATGAATCTTATTCAAAATTAATCAAATGTCCAAATTTCAAATTTTTAGGAAATGGTGTATATGGATGTGTTGTTAAACCTGCAATTGAAAACAATCCACATATTGATATATATATAAATAAAATGTTTTCAAAAACAAACAATAACACAATTGGTAAGATTTTCAAGAGAGAAAAAGATTTTGTTAGAGAACTTAAAATATCAAAATTTATAAACAAAATTGATCCAAAGAGTACTTTCACTGTGAAAATGACAAGTGCTTCCAAAATTTCAAAAGATATACTTAAATGTAATGAAAAGCTGAGATCGTGTCTAAAACTTAATAACAATTTTAATTATTACCAAATTGCATATGAATATGGTGGAGTTGATTTAACTCATAATTTTGATTTAGAATATAAACAATTTCTAAATGTATTTACAAAGTTCATCAAAGGAATGGTTTTATTATCAAAAATAGGATATGTACATTGGGATATAAAAAGTGATAATGTTTTAATCAAAAAGAATAAAATTTCTTTGATAGATTATGGATTAATGATAAAAGCAAGTGAATTATTTAACGGTGAATATAATTTAAAAAATCATGATTATTATCCAGATGAATTTAGAATAGCTGCGAAATATATTGATAATAATATACATTTGCGAGATGCTGATGCTTTTGAAAAATATACGAACTATATTCTGGAAAGAAACAATGTTTCAAATGATTTAAAAACATTTTTTGTAGAAAACAAAAATAAACAGTTTTACGAAGTATTTACTAAAGAAATTGCATTAAAAGGTGATGTTTATGCAATATCATTCATTTTAGAAAAATTAAAAAATAAAATAACAAACTTAAAATACGATGATAATAGATTTTTAAGTTATTTAATACAAAGATGCAGAGATAAAAATCCGAAAACAAGATACACAATGATTCAGCTATTTGATAATCTTGTATATAGATTGAAAAAAATGAAGAGTCAAAAAGGAGGATCAGATTTGTTTTTGCAATCTACTCAATGTTTTAAGCCTTAATTTTTAGACTTAGTTTTTCTTAAGATTTTCATTTTCATGTCTAAGTCTTGTATTTTCTTGTTTGATATGATATATCAAGAATTCATTATCGTTTTTATTATTACTGTTTTGTGTATAAGCATACATAAGATTTTTCCTCATACGATTATAAATTTCCTTATGTTCTTCTCTCTCTTGAGATATTTGTTGTTCAAGATTATTTATTTTTTTATATAAATTTGTTAATTCATTTTTATCAATATAAACTGACATATATTATCTCTAATAAAATAAACATCATTTTTTTTTTATTTTTATTCATTTTCTTCATCATCATGTTTATATTGAATACCCCTCCAACCTTTATTATCAATCGGATAAGCTCCAAGCATTTTTTCGAAATATGCTTTCAATTGATTTCTATCAGGTCGTTTCTTATTTTTAGGAACATTGTCCATACACCAATGTCTGAAATAATTGTAAAGATTCGCAATACCAATTTTATTATCAACATTTTCATTATCGATAACAATTTTTTCAGATATGAATTGGCCAATAACATCATTATTATTCTTATAACTTTCTGTTGCTATTCTAACTTCCATCGGTTCTGGAATACAATTTGGATTAATTCCTTTATGTCTTTCTATCAACATACTCAAGAATGGTTCAGCCCATCTATCGAATTTATCTGATAATTCAAGATCCATTGCAAATTCATTACTTTTTTGAGGATTTTCACAAAATCTTGATGTAAATTCTACTACACGAATTCTTCTCCATGTTCCACCATCATCACTCGGTACTTCGGGTAATTCATTGCAAGTTAATATCATTTTAAATTGTGGTTTGAATTCAGTTGGTTCTTTATACAGACCTCTTGTAATAATACGATCATTACCCGAAAGTTCTTTCATAAAACCTATATTAATTTTATCTTGTTCACTCGGTTCTTGCATTACTGCAAAACGTCTACCTTTAGTCCTCTCCAATTCACTTTGAGCACTATTCGATGCAGCTCGTTTTTGTGTAAGAAGTGCAATCGGCATTATACAATAGTAATCACCTACTGCTTTTTGAATTAAATCCAATACTCTCGATTTACCATTACTACCCTGTCCTGTGAAAATATAGAATCTTTCTTGAGCAATACTTCCATCAATAATACATGATAAGATATCCAGAACATAATTCTTGACACTATTTATTGTGAATAGTTTCCCGAAAAACTCATCAATTTCATTATATTCTGGTATATCCGGGTTGTAAGCAATATAGTTGAGTTTTGTAGAATGAAATATATAATCGTCAGGCATACCTTCTCTGAATATATGCATTTTCAAATCATAAACACCATTTGTGAATCCAATCAAATGAGATCTACTATCCAATAATTCATCGAATTTTTCATCCATAAATAGACATCTTAATTCACGCATAATATTATCTTTGAATGATGCATTTTTTAGCTGTTGTGCGATTTTTAAACACTTTTTAGCTTTCTCAGAATTGAGATCTTTTTGTTCTGGATCTTCAAGAGCATAACACTGTCCGTTCCAATAATGAGCTCTTTCGATAAATTTTTTACAAATATCTGTGCTTAAAATAATACGCAATATCGAACCTTCTGTTGTGATTTTCCATCGATGTTTATCTTTATCATAATGGTACCATAATGTTTTGTTGATAGTTTTGATTTCATCTTTATATATTGCCTGAACTACTTTAGCAATATCATAATGTGCACCATCACTTCTGATACATAAATCTACTAATGGTATAACAGAATCATTCATTATAGAATGATATTTTTCTTCATTGTCTTGTTGAGCCCACCATTTTAAAGTACCAATACCCATATTATCTTTTCGCATCTTGTTCCATAGTTTTTGACATTCACCTTCAATATAAGAACTTCCTATTTTTGAAAATTCAATCCATGTATCAAGAAGACGATAATCTATATTTCTTAAAACCCATCCCAAATTAATCCAATCATCGTATTGTTCAGAACGTGAATATGATAAACATTCTGTTACAATTCTTTTTATAATAACTAGTTCATCATTTGAAGTAAAATTTTTATTAATATTCAAAGATTTTGCAAAAATATTGTTATGAAGTTTGTTTTTATATTTATTATCAATTGATGGCAATACGTGTTTTGTATACTCTTCTATCTCTGCAATACACTCTTCTTTGATTTTTGTACTATGGTCAACGCTTTTTCTCATTGAAAATAATTTAATAAATTCAATTTCACGTGATGCTACAATATTGGATTTATCAAGAACTGTCTCATTTTTTTCAAATTTATAAATTTCAGATACTCTATAAGAATTTGTTTCGATTTTCTTACTACCATACATAAGCCAGCAATTCACGTCTATAATCGCTTTGTCCACAATTGATTGATAATCATTACATATGGGTAAATCACCAAATACCTCTTTGCCAATATCAAGAATCTTTTTACGAATAAAGTGTTGTACATTATTCGAAACTATGATGTTGGGAAATACAATATGAATACCGTCTTTGATTTTATTTCGGTTTTCACTTGGATGTTGTTTTTCCATTACATATGCTATATTCTCTTCTGGATTTATATCGATTATTTTATTTATTATATGAAAATATTTATCAATTATGTTATGAACATGATCTCTATTATATACCCTTTTTATTATTTTTTTTCCAGATAATTCATCGACAATATAGGATGTTTCATCTAGTGGAAATCTAAAATCCAAATCCACTCTAATAGGACTTGGATCCTTTGGTTTTTCTGTAAAATGAAGATCAATACCGTTTATAAGTGCCATCCCATATAGATCAATAAATTTATCATAATGTTCATCTGGTATTGAATACGATGCTTTCGGGTATCCTAAACTGGTGTTAGTAAAAGGAATTCCTTTGTCAACTTTGAATTTGTTGATAAACGAATTGAGATCATCCCTTACCCCCATAACTTCAGGTATTTATCTTAAAATATGTATATTAAAAATATTTTATATAAAAATCATTTTTTCATTTTCATATTATATATAATATTATAATTGATTAGGTACAAAACGTTTCGATATGTACACCTCTCCCAGTAATGAAAAATTCAAAAAACATTTTTCTGATATTTTTTTGAAAAAACTTGCGTTATATTATAATAAATCCACGTCAGATAAGAATGATAAGATTATTATTGACAAAAATATATATAAATCTTTGAAACAAAAAATGAAGAAATATAAGGTTCAAGATCAATATTGGCACTGGCCTTATATCATTAGAAAACTGAATACCAGCACGAAAGTTATAAAAGATATTAAAAAATATGAAAATATTGAATTAATTCCAGAACGACCTGCTAGTTGGTACAGAAATCCCAGAACATGGCTTTCAAACTTTGAAATTCAAAACGTTTTGATACAGTATAAAAACGATCCTAAATTTAAATACAACTTACTTGGTGTTTTTCCAATTGATTTTTCAATGAGTGATTCTAATGGAACATGTATGTATAGTAAATTTTGTACTATTGATATAAAACAATTATCTAAAAAACATTCATTCATTGGATTCGTTACAAATCTTGATAAACATGATGAACCTGGTTCACATTGGACATCCACTTTTATTGTTATTAATCCAAAACTACCTACATACGGTGCTTATTATTATGATAGTTCGGGTCAAAAAGAAATTCCTATATATTTAAGAGACTTTATGAACTCTATTCAAATCCAATGTGAAACTATGTACCCTCGTAAAAAATTCAATATTATAACAAACAATAAAAAACATCAATTTAAAAATACAGAATGTGGAATGTTTTCAATTCTTTTTCAAATAAGATGGTTGAATAAACATATTGTTAAAAAAAATAAGACTTCTTTTCAAGAAATCATTTCGAATCCGTTTATTGATGATGACAATATGGTAAGACTCCGACAATCTTTATTTCGACCAAATTCCAGTTTTGAATTAAAAAATATTAATATATAAGATATTCGTCATATATATATCAAATGATAGAATTAACAATTGACAGCAGAGAATCATCTTTATTCAATACTATTATAGAGAGAGATCTTGATATTTATAAAGATTACATAAGTATTGAAAAAAAACAACTTGATATTGGAGATATTATTATATCTTGTAACACGAAATATATTTTCGAAAGAAAAACAGTTTCTGATTTATTAGCATCTGTAAAAGATGGTAGATATCAAGAACAAAAATACAGATTACTTTCATCTGGTTCACATATAACATATATCATCGAAGGGGATAATATCCTATCTACCCGACAATTCAAAAAAGATTTATTATCTTCTATATATTTGTATTCAATTTTTCGAGATAATATACATTTAGTATTTACAAATGATGTAGAAGAAACAGCTACATTTATATTAACATTATGTACTAAAATGGTTGATAAACCTGAAAAATTTGTTAAGAAAAAAGGAGATTATATGGATAATGTCAAAATGAAAAAAATAAAAAACATAACTCCAGAAACCTGTTATTTAATGCAATTATCACAAATACCATCAATTTCAATAAATATTGCCAGAATTATTGCGAATACGTATCCATCGCTACACGATTTGTTCTCTGCATTAAATAACAGTTCAGATAAAATAAAACTTTTATCAAAATTGGAAAAAATTGGTAATGAAAAGGCAATTAAAATATTAGAGTATTTTCATTACAAATTATAAAGCAATGCAACACTTCCTTACTTTCTTTTGAATAACATTTGTTAGTTCATTCTCCAAGTCATTTATTTTTGATTTTAGCATCTTGATTTCTGAATCATCAAGGTGTTCTCCTAAAGTATTATCTATCAAATTACCAATATCTCTTGTATTTTGAACTGGTTGTTTTACATTTGTGTGATGAATATATTCTACTGGATCATAGCGAAATACTGGTTGTTGAATTGATTGTTGAACAATTCTTGGTTGAACCATTTGAGGTTGAACCATTTGAGGTTGTTGAACCATTTGAGGTTGAACCATTTGAGGTTGTTGAACCATTTGAGGTTGTTGAACCATTTGAGGTTGTTGAACCATTTGAGGTTGTTGAACCATTTGAGGTTGTTGAACCATTTGAGGTT